CAGTAACAGGGACTTTAGTAATAGTATAATGTCAAAAATAGAAGTAGATGCAATAGATAAACAAAGTGGTTCAACCTTAACATTAGGTGGATCAGGCACAGCTGTAACTTTAGCATGTGGTGCTACTCAAACAGGTTTTGGAAGAACAGGGACTGTTGATTGGCAAACAGGAAGTATTAAAACAACGACTTTTACGGCAGTCGATGGACAAGGTTTTTTTGTAGACACAAGTTCAGGAGCTGTAACTGCAAATTTACCTTCTGGTTCTGCTGGCGCAATAGTAGCTTTTGCAGATTATACAAACACTTTTCAAAATAATAATTTAACAATATCACCCAATGGATCACAAAAAATTGGTGGAGTTAATGCAAATGTAGGTTTATCTACAGAAGGTCAATCAGTAACTTTAGTTTATGTAGATGATACTGAAGGTTGGAAAAACGTTCAGGATTCAACATCTAATGTTGTTGGTAATCCTTTTATAATTGCTACTGGTGGAACAGAAACTACTTCAGGAGACGACAAAATTCATACATTTACAGGACCAGGAACTTTCACAGTTAATGCAATTGGATCTACAACACCAGTTAATAAATTTTCACATATGGTGATAGCAGGTGGTGGTGGAGCAGGAACTATGGGTGGTGGTGGAGCAGGTGGATATAGAGAAGTAAAAAATCCTGAAACACCTTACACAGCTTCACCTTTAGATGGTTTTCCAAGTGCACCAAACATAGTTACAGCATCAGTAGGATCTTTTCCAATAGCAGTAGGTGGAGGAGGTGCTGGAAATGGTGGTACTTGTGGTCAAGGAGTAAATGGTAGTAATTCAACTTTTTCAACAGTAACTTCTAATGGCGGAGGTGGAGGATCTGCGTCTAACCAAGCTGGTAGTGATGGAGGCTCTGGTGGTGGTGCAGGATATGGTGCTCCGCAGCCAGGTGGTTCAGGTAATACTCCTCCAGTAAGTCCTCCTCAAGGACAAAATGGTGGACAAGGTAATAGTGCAGGTGCTGGAGACGCACGAGGTGGAGGCGGCGGTGGAGCAGGCGCTGTAGGTGCTAATACACCTGGTACAACTGGTGGAGCAGGTGGAGCAGGAGTTACTTCAAGTATTAATGGTACACCAACTCAAAGAGCTGGCGGTGGTGGAGCTGGTGGAGATAGTAGACCACCCGGTGGTGCAACAGGAGGTGCTGGTGGTGCAGGTGGTGGCGGTGCAGGATCAAATGCAGGTAACAACCCCGGAGGAACTGCAGGAACTGCAAATACTGGTGGTGGCGGTGGAGCTGCTGGATATGGACCGGGTACATTTAACACTGGTGCAGCTGGTGGTTCTGGTATAGTAATAATAAGGTACAAATTTCAATAACTATGACAAGTAAAATAAAAGTAGATAATATAAATAAAGTTTCAGATGATTCAAACATCATCAAAAAATGTGGATCAACAACAACTGTAGGATCAGGAGGTGGTAATACAATTGTTGTATGTGGTGCAACAGTAACTTTAGGTAGATGTGGTGGTACTGTGGCTCTTGCATCAGGCGCAACACAATCAGGTTTTGGAAGAACTGGAACAGTAGACTGGCAAACAGGAGATATTAAAACTGCAACTTTTACAGCATCTAGTGGAGAAGGTTATTTTTGCAATACTACATCAGGTGCTTTTGTTCTTAATTTACCTGCAGGTTCGGCAGGTGCTATTGTTTCAGTACAAGATTATAATAATACATTTGATACACATTCGCTTACAGTTACACCAAATGGCTCTGAAAAAATTAATGGTGGAAGCGGAACATTGCCTTTATCAGTTGAAGGACAAGGTGTAACTTTTGTTTATATTGATGGGACAATCGGTTGGAGATCTGTTCAAGATAACACTTTTGCAACAACAGCTCAAAGTAGAATTATAGCAACAGGTGGAACTATAGCAACGTGTGGTGATTTTAAAATGCACAAATTTACAGGACCAGGCACATTTTGTGTTTCATCAGGAAGTGGTCCTGTTGCTGTTGTAGATTATTTTGTAGTAGGTGGTGGTGGATCAGGTGGTGGCGGACAATCACACGGTGGTGGTGGCGGTGCTGGAGGTTTTAGGTTAAATAATACTGTAGGAGCTATACCATCACCTACTATGTCACCATTAACTGTAACGTGTGCACCTAGTGCAATACCTGTAAGTCCTGGTCCAATTAGTGTTACCGTTGGAGGAGGAGGTGCAGCAACACCACCTAGTCAACCAGGTGGTACTACTAATCAAGGTACACCTTCAGTATTTTCAACAATAACTTCCGCAGGTGGTGGCGGTGGAAATCCAGCTAATGCACCATCAGGACCTGGATCACCCCCTTCAGCAGAAACTCGTGGTGGATCTGGTGGTGGCGGTGGAGGACCTCCTAGTGGTGGAACCACTTCAGGTTTAGGTGGTATAGGAAACAGTCCGCCAGTTAGTCCGCCTCAAGGAAGTCCAGGTGGTCAAGCAAATTATAATGGACCAAACTACGGATCAGGTGGTGGCGGTGGAGCAGGCGGTTCAGGCACTGGTGGAAGTAACACCGCAGGAGGCCCTGGTGGACACGGATGTTTTGTTAGTCCAATTTATGCACCAGGATGTGCAGGAACTCCAGGACCAACACCAGGTGTAAGATATTTTTCAGGCGGTGGAGCTGGTTCATCATTTAATGGTGGTAGTCCAGGTTCAGCAAATTATGGTGGTGGAGGTCCAGGTGGAACTTATCCAACGGCAGGAACTGCGGGAACTGCAAATACTGGCGGTGGAGGTGGTGGTGGTTCTTATGGTAATTCAACACCAGGAAGTGGTGCAGCTGGTGGATCAGGTTATGTTTTAATAAGGTATAAGTTTCAATAGGTAAATTATGAGTGAAATAAAAGTAAATAAAATTAGTCCAAGAGCAGCGTGTGGTACAGTTCAGTTAGGAGATAGTGGAGATACCATTACAATTCCTGCTGGTGCAACAATTACAAACTCTGGAACACAAACAGGTTTTGGTAGAACCGGAACTGTTAACTGGCAAACTGCAATCAAGACAAGTGGTTTTACAGCAGCAAATGGTGAAGGTTATTTTATAGACACTAACAGCGGAGGATTTACAGTAAATTTACCTGCGGGATCTGCAGGAGATATAGTTGCCTTTAAAGATTACAGAAATACTTTTGATACGGGTTCCTTAACAGTGTCTCCAAATGGCACTGATAAAATTGGAGGTGTAAATGCAAATGCAGTTTTTTCAACTGAATCCCAATCAGTCACTTTAATATTTACAGATTCAACAAGAGGTTGGTTAGATATTCACGATTCAACCACTTCAGCAGTAGGAACACGATTTCTTACAGCGACAGGTGGAACAGTAACTACTTGTGGTAATTTTAAAATTCACACTTTTACTGGCCCAGGAACTTTTTGTGTTTCTTGTGCTGGTGATGGAACAGCTAATGCTCCTAGTATTGTAGACTATTTAGTAGTCGCTGGTGGTGGTGGAGCTGGAGCAGCACCTTATGGTATGGGTGGAGCTGGTGGTGGTGGTTTTAGAGAATCAAAAGCAGCCTCAAGTCCTACTCACACAACTCCATCTTATACAGCCTCTCCATTAGCTAATCCTACAGGAATTACAGTTACAGCAACAGGATTCCCAGTTACAGTTGGTGGCGGTGGTTCAGTAAATGGTAATGGTTCAAATTCAAGTGCTTTTCCAATAATTTCAGCAGGTGGTGGAGCTGGAGGAAGTGGCGCTGGAGGATCTTCCGTAGATCCAGGTAGCGCCGGTGGATCAGGTGGTGGGGGTTCAGGTTATGGTAGTAGCGCTGGTAGTGGAGGAGCAGGTAATACACCTCCAGTTAGTCCGCCACAAGGTTCATCAGGTGGTTCAGGTGCAGGACAACCAGGAGTCGCTAGTTTAGGCGGAGGTGGTGGTGGAGCAACAGCAGGTGGCTCTAATGCAACTCACCCTGGAGGAGGAGGACCTGGTGGTGCTGGAGCAGGAACTTTAATTAATCCAGCAACTGGTGAAGCAGGTCCAGGACCTTCACGATATTACTCTGGAGGTGGCGGTGGTGCTACTGATAGTGGAACACCCTCTACTGGAGGAATAGGAGGAGGAGGTGATCAATATTCTCCTACAGCTCCAAGTGTTGGTGTAACTAACACTGGAGGCGGAGGTGGTGGTAGACAAGGTGGCTGTGGTGGAGCTGGTGGTTCAGGAATTGTTGTAATAAGATACAAATTTCAATAGTTGAATGGTAATTAAAATTAATATATAAGGAGAAACATTATGGCACATTTTGCAAAACTAGGGGCTAACGGAAAAGTTATTCAAGTATTAACACTTGATAACAAAGATATGTTAAACGCTGATGGTGTTGAAGATGAAACAGTAGGTCAACAATATTTAGAACGACACAATAATTGGCCTGCACAGATGTGGATTCAAACTTCATACAATACAGCAAATAACAAACATTCATCTGGTGATAATTCAAAAGCATTTAGAGGAAACTACGCAGGTATAGGTTATGAATGGGACGAAGATAATAATATTTTTTGGCCTAAAAAACCATATGCATCTTGGGTAAAAAATACAACAGATGCTAGATGGCAATCACCAATTGGTGATGCTCCTGATTTAACAGAAGCAGAATTATCAGCAAACAAACACTATGTTTGGAATGAAGACGGACAGTCTTGGGACTTGACAGATTTAATAATATAAATTACATTTGGTGGTGGTATGCACAAGAAAGTATTATCAGAACAAGCTTTATATTATGGTGATGTGGCAATGCCCAAAGGTTGGGAGATTGATCGAGATAAATTACAAGAAAACATTTTACAATCAACAATAACAGATTCACCTTTTCCGTTTTCAAGAAATTGGGATATGCTTAATACTTATATGAGAGATCATATAAATTTAGAATATGGATTTACTTTGATTAATAAAGAAACGTGGGGCAATACGTACAAACCTCAAGAAATTACAATTCCATTATTAAATATAGATCCTGTAGATTTGCGAAACTCTCCTGACTATACATTTTTATATGGTGTAAAAGTTAAAAATTGTATGGTTCGAATACATTATGAAGATAATAGACGTAAAGGTAGAAGCTGGGATATAGAGCTTAAAAATAATATGTTTATTATGTTTCCATCAACTAATATGTATTACATAACTAACAATCAAAAAGATCAATTAAATTTTGTTTTAACAACCACTTATGACTACATTTAATTTTATAGAAGAATATAAAATACCTAAGAAAATATGTGACGGTTTAATCGCGTATCATAAAAAAAATAAAGAATATAAAAGAGAAGGAGAAACACATGGAGGAGTTGATAAGACAATAAAAGACTCAACAGATGTGCTTTTTTATAATGATACTAATAATAAAGTTATAAGAGATTTATTTTTATCTTTAACTGATTGTGTTAACAGTTATATCAAAAAATATAACTTTATGCAAAGCCATGTTGTTCATACTTTTATGCTTAATATAATTCAACACTATAAAAAAGGTGGGGGCTATAAAGTAACACATTACGAAAGAGCAGATAGACATACAGCGAATAGACAACTTGTTTATATGGTTTATCTTAATACGCTTAAAAATGGTGGCACTCATTTTCCTTATCAAAACAAAACATTAAATGCTGTTAAAGGTAAATTAGTTATATGGCCAAGTGATTTTACACATCCTCATGTTGGAGTTATTTCTAACGATGAAGAAAAATACATTGCAACAGGTTGGTTTGAAATAGTATGAACATATCTAATTATTATTGGTATTTTAAATCTGCATTAACACCAAGATTTTGTAATGAAGTTATAGCTTATGCTAATGATCAAAAAGAAGTTATGGCTAGAACAGGTGGTTATGATAAAGAAAAATTAAACAAAGAAGAAGTTAAAAATTTACAAAAAAAAAGAAAATCAGATTTAGTGTGGTTAAACGAACCTTGGATATATAGAGAATTACATCCGTATGTTCACGAAGCAAATAAAAATGCTGGTTGGAATTTTGATTGGGATTGGTCTGAATCTTGTCAGTTTACAAAATATAAGTTAAATCAATACTATGATTGGCATTGTGATAGTTGGGATAAACCTTATCAACGAGATAATGTAAATGCACCAGATCACGGTAAGATTAGAAAACTATCTATGACTTGTCAATTAACAGATGGTTCAGAATATAAAGGTGGTGAATTAGAATTTGATTTTAGAAACTATGATCCACATATGAGAGACGAATCAAAACACAGAGTACAATGTAAAGAAATATTACCAAAAGGATCTATCATTGTATTTCCTAGTTTTGTGTGGCATAGAGTTAAACCAGTA